GCGCTGCTGGAGGCGTTGAAATATCACCAAGAGCAAACGCGTCCGATACAGCGCAGCATCGACGCCATCAAGGCGGTGGAGGAGGGGAAATGACCCCCATAGATTTTGTCGTTTTTGACGGTGATAGCGAGCCCAACACGCCAGCTTACGCGATTGCCGAAGCCATGCGGCAACCGCTGCGTATTGTCAGCGCCAGCAAAAATTGGGAGGTTTGTTCGTATTATTACGATGAGGGGCAGATGGTGCTGGAAATTAAAACAGCGGAGGAAACCAAATGACACGCGACGACATCATCCGCATGGCGCGGGAGGCTTGCGAAACAACAAGCTGGAAACCCGGGCTTGGCAACGAGCACGTTGTTGAATTCATGGCACGCTTCGCCGCCCTAGTCACCGCTGCTGAGCGCGAGGCGTGTGCGAAGGTGTGTGACAAACTGGGGGACCACGAGGCTGGGGATTCTTGTGAAGCAATGTACCGCTGCGCCTCCGCCATCCGCGCAAGGGGGAACACATGACCCTAACCCCCTGGTTCCCCGGCGACACTTGCCCGTACCGCGTAGGCGTATACCAACGAGATTGGGGGCGCGAACGCAAATATGCGTACTGGACGGGCCTGGCGTGGCGGCTTGGCAGCGCAACGCCCGAGGGCGCGGAGGCATCTGCTCACTTCAGCCCGGTACAACTGCAGCTTGCCAGCGTCCGCTGGCGCGGCCTGGTGGAGCCGGCAGAATGAAATGCCCCCTTTGCGGGGCTTGGGCGATCAAAAAAGAAACCCGCCCCAGGCTCACTGAAAACTCAACCTACAGGAGATACGAATGCGGCAATCTGCACCGGTTCTCAACGACGGAGAGAGTGGTAACGCTCCCATTGGGGCGCCCGACGAAGACGTAGATGAGTTCGACCGCGGCTTTGCCTGTGTGGCCGCTGTGTGTATGGCCGCAGTTGCGGCTATGGCTGCGTTGGCGGTGTTTTGGCCGGCATCGTAGCCTCGTAGGCCCGCTCGCATGCCGTGCCGGCCACGCCCCTAGCGTCTGCTAGGGCAGCAAGCTCTGCAGCCGCTTGCGTAACCCCTCGGAGCAACTGGGCGAGCACAGCGCCGGGGTCGGCGGCTGCCTGGCCTCTGCCGGCAAAGGAGGGGTCTGGGGCGGCTGAATCACGGGTGGGATTGGCGCACTGGGCGGCGATGATTTCGGCGCGACGCTGCAGGCTGTCAATAGCGTCACGAGCGCGAGCAGCGTCAGTGGCGGCAGCGCGTGCTTTGGTTTGTGCATGGGCCTGTACCTCCTGATGGCGAGCGCGCCACTGCGCCTCGGTCTGACGGGCCTGCTCGGTGGCCTCGGCAAGCGCCACGGCAGCGTCAGCACGCTCACGCTCACGCGCCGCACGCTCTGCCGACAGGCGAGACTCTGCGCGGGCCAAGTCGCGTTCCGCGGCCGAGCGGCCGGCGAACAGCCACACGTTTGCCGCCAGTGACGCCACCAGCGCCGTGGCCAGTAGGGTTTGCGGCAGCGCAATCACGGCGACCCCAGGCATTGCCGGTGTTCGGCCTGCCGGCGCAGGGTCAGGCCCCGCAACGGAGCGCCCTGGAGGCGATCCCAGCGCAGAATCTGGTCACACGCCTCCCGATACTGGCCTTGGTTCAGCAGCCGCACCAGCGTCGAGCCGCAGAACGCACCGGGTCCGATGTTGTACGCCAGGCTCAGGAAAGCATCGTACTCATGCTGGTGTAGCGGCACCCGCACGCACTGCTTGAGCGCACCCTCAAAGCGCTGCACGTCGGCCAGCTTGCGCGTCAGGGCCTGCACGGGCTCGATGCGGTCGCCCATCTTCACGCCCTCGGTCGTGCCAAAGCCCACCGTCGGCACGTCACCCGGAACTGGCCGGTACGCCACTGGACTGTAGCCCTCGTGGACCGCAATGCCCACCAGCGCCGACGCTGACAGCGCCAGCGCACTGATGGCAATGCGGGCTTTGTTCACTCGTTTACTGGCTGCTTGCCAAAGTGCATGCGGCCCCAGCGGTACAGCAGAAAGCCGATCTGCAGGACGATGTACAGCAGCGTCGCCCAGAGAATGAGGTCGTTCACTTGCACCCCCGCAATCGTTGCGCCGACCACCGTGACAGGCGGGGCCGCCTTCGCGGCCTCGGATGCAATGTCGGCTTTCTGTTGCATGGTCAAGCTCATGATACCGCAGTTACGTCCAAAGTTGATTTTAGGCTACGCAGTGCGCGGCGGGGTTAGTCGATGAGGGCGTTGGTGGGTTGATTGGTGAAAGTCGGAACGCCCATCATGGCGCGCATGACGGCCTCGTTGCTGGCGGCAAGTGCGTTAACACCGGGTCGGTCGTAGGTGGGAATGGCGCGACGTTGCGCCAAGTCGCTTCTCATGTACCTGCGGGCTGCGGCAGATACGGCCGCCGGAAACAAAGCGCCTGCAGCGGCGCCCGCACCGGCGCCAATCTGCCCGCCAAAGGAATAACCCGCATAACCTCCAAGTCCTGCGGCAGTTCCGCCAAGCAGCGCTCCAGCACCTGGCGTCCCTTGTGTTCCGGGCGGCGTTGTAACGGGGCGCGAAATGTTGGCAAATCGAGCGATGAGATCAAGGTCGCCCGCAAAGTAACGCCCCCCAGTTTGCAAATCGTTTGCCAACTTTCGCGCATTCACAGAGCCCCCGCCCTCAACAATTGCGTCTTCAACGGAGTGGCTGACGGCCATGCGCTGTCGCGATGCGCGAAACTGATCCAGCATGGCCTGCGCGTTTGGATTGCCAACTTGCTGCAACGAACGCTCTATTTGGTCTTCCAGCGCATTACTGATCGCTCTTTGCGCCAAACCCAACGCATTGTCGCCGCGCGCAATGTTTGAGTTCCCTTGATCTCTCAGCGTTCTGGTTGCTTGGATGGCGTCCGCAGAGTTGAATTGACCGACCCTGTAAGACCGTACCAGATCAACGACCGGCTGCGGAATTGCTCCCGGAAAAGAACGCCCCGGACCAGTATATGCCTGCAGCACATCATCCAGCGCTGTGTTGAAGTCTTGATCGGTGCGCACCATTCCAATCCGATTCAAAGGCTCATAGCCGCGCTGGAATTCATCCCTTCGGATTTGCTGCGTTGTTGCGCGCTCCAAGGGTGCGTTTTCCGGCAGGCCCAAAGCCCTGCGCGCAAGACGGTCAGTGACCTCTTGGTTTCTGGCGGCAAATTCTTGCTGAATTCTAGTTTTGCCGCCAAGGCGCTCGGCAATTACGTTTTGACTGCTGGGCGTCACGCTACCAGGCGTTACAAGATAGCCCTCTCGCTGCGCAGCGCGAATTGTCAAGTCGCGCACAGCGTTGCGTTGTTGCTCTGCTTGCAATTGCGCCTGCCGCGCTTGCGCCCTGCTAATGGACACGCCAGGCAGCGCCATAGACGTAGCAGCCCCCAGCAAGGGCTCGCCTGTGGCTTCTGTGACGGCTTGCCCGGCAGCGCCTGCGCCTGCGCCCATGCCGGCAACTCTGGCGGCGCCCGTGGCTTGACCGGTCAAAGTGGGCGCTGCCGCACGAATAGCCGGCGCGCCACCCAAAAGCGCCCCGGTTGCACCCTGCAACGCTACATCCAGCACGCGCTGGCCTCTGGTCATTTCGCCTTGCGGCTCACGAATTAGACCGGCGCGTTTGAATGCCTCTGCCACAGGCTGACGTGGCGCCACTACTTCCGGCGCAAGGTCGGGCCGCCCCATTGCCGTGACCGCCGTGCCGTAGCCCATTTTTGCCAAGTTGGCAACGTTTTGCGGTGCCGTCAGCAAAATGTCGGCAGCGCCAGCAATTGCGCGATATGGTGCGCTGGTCGCTACGTCCATAGTAGAGGCGCGCGCAGGCGCGCGCGGCCCCGGAACGCCGCCGCCGGGAATCTCTGCTCTTGCCGCCAACCCAAACCGCTCACGAATGGCAGCCTTGGTTTCCTCGTTTGCATTGGCGTAGTTGGGGTCTTGCGGCGCCCACCGATCAAAGATTGCCTGCCTTGTTTCCGCGTTGGCGGAGGTGTAGTTGGAGTCTTTGAGGATTTCTGACAGCGACGGCATGTCTTTTCCTATGGTCGCAACAAAGGATTGGATCGGTCAACGCCACCACCTGAAGGCCGCGGCGCTGCTCCAGACCCGGCTCCCGTTGTTGCGCGTGCTGGCGCGGTTGCTTGAACAAATTCGCGCAACTCCGGGGCATCAAACAGCGATTTGCCGCCAAGGTCAGATTGCCAAGCCTCTTCGGCACCCTCGTAAGTCTTGTTTTTGCGCCAATAATCTTCCCAGAAGCGGCTTTGAGAAATGTCCCGCTTAAGCTGAGCTTTGGCAACCGCGATGATAAATTTATTGCCCCGAACGGTGTTGCCCAACTGAGCCCCTGTGGCGGTAATGCGATCCGCGTCGGCTTGAGTTTGCGTACCTTTTTGCTCAAGCTGGCGCTGAAGAACAGCTTGGTTCATTGCGGAAATAAACGTTTCCGCGTTAGATGCAAAATTTTCCGCCTCTGGTACGCCAAGCGCAGAAAGAAGCGATGCTGCAGCCTTTTTTGCATCCGTTCCAAAACCAGTCTGAAATCCGGCATTCAAAATGCGCTCTTGCGTCTCTAGTGACGGCAAAATTCTTGAAGCAGACTTTGCGGTTTTAGAAATTTCGTCGAACTGTTTGACGTTTAGCGTGCCCTTTTCTTGTTGTTCTTTTTTCTCAAGTGGAGGCAAACTGACTCCAATATTTGACGCCCCAGACTTGCGCAGCTCTTGTTGGTACTGGAAAAAGTTGCCTTTGTAGCCTTCTTTTTGGGCTTGCTGGTAATTTTGATAATCCGATGAAAGCTGCGGCGCCCGCTGTGCCGCCTCAAAAGCCGCAAACCCTTCTTGAGTCATCGGATAGCCAAGTGCCTGCATCAGGCGGATCTTTTCTGGAGTCGCTTCGCGCTTCTGATCATTTGCCTTAATGATTTCCAACCCCAAAGAGCGGGTATCCGGCCTTGCCAGCATTTCCTGCACTGCAGGCGCAGAATAGGTTCTGCCGGCAAACGAATAGCCCTGAGGAGCCGCCGTTTGTGCTGGCATCGCAGGCGCAGGCGCCTCCATCGCCATTAGGGCATTCACAGGTTGCGCTCCGCCGGCGGCGCCGAAGGCCATTTCTGGCGCGACTTCAGATGCCGGCGCTTGAATGGTGGCAGGCGCCGCAGCGGCTGGCCGCGCTGCCGGCATGTCCCCCGCAGGCATGCCGTCTCCACTTGGCCCAAACAAGCGGCGGTTGCGCGCTTCTTCTTGCGAAGCCTTCATTAGATCGGTGCCGATCTTGAAGTGTTCCGGCGACTGGCCATGCGTGAAAAACACCTGCGCCAACTGGCCAAGATCGCCGCTCAGGCCAGCCTGCTGTGCCGCAGAACGAAACTGATCAAACGCCTGGCGCTTGCGCAGTTCGGTCTGCATGTCAATCTGCTGCGCCTGCATCTGCCGCATGGCATTGATCGCCGGGGCGATCTTGCCGAGGCTTTCAAGGCGCGTTTCGGGCTGAAACTGCAGCGCGGGCTGTTGTGCCGCCAGCAGCGGGAGTCTGGTGTCAAGCTGCATGGTCAGCCTCCAATCGCAGTGCGGCCAAAGATGTCGCGGAACAACTGGTTCTGCTGCTGCTGGTTGAGGTAATTGCTGTACGCATTCAACCCACCTTGGATGGCGCCCCCATAGGCCGAGCCTCGACCAATTCTGCCGGCAGCAAGCGCGTTAGCCTCTTGACCCATGACGTTGCCGGCGTTGGTGCTGAACTGCGACGCCGCGTTGCCCAATTGCGTGCCGGTGGTCTGCCCCAGGCCCGCAATGTTTGCCAGTCGATTGTAGGCGTTGCCGTACTCGCCCGACGCGTAATCCTGCGCGTACCGCT